GATCCGTTGATTGAGATACAACCAGCGGAATGAGTTAGCCTTTGCAGGCAGACGTTCTGCTTGCTTGGCAAAATCTTCAATATCAGTAAGCGATCTGAACTGCGCCATTGCAGGGTTAGCTGCTGCCCAGGCTTTCCGATCTGTGATCTCACAATCTTTTGGTGCGGTGTAGAGATGCGACACGATCCGTGGATCAGCAGAGTTTGCAGCATCATCCAGCCACAGCGAGAATAGGTCACCGTCCGTGGCCGCTTGAGTGCTGATGGCGATCAAAAGAGGATGCAAATGAGCGCCTTGCGCCGTCTCGATAGCTTCCACGAACGGATCGTGAGGACCACGCACCTGCCCAACTTCATCGAGCACGGCTAAGGTAGGGGATAAGCCATGCGCAGTCCCCGCTTCCGCACTAATCGCTTTGTACTCAACATTACAAGGCAAACCGAACAACGACTTTTGACTTGGTACGATACGCACAATTTTTATCAGCTCATCAGATAGTCTGACCATCTTTTCAGCAAGTTTAAAAACCAAAGACGCCTGATGGCGAGATCGCGCACCACTGATAATCTGGCTGTTCTGCTTTGCTTCTGGTCCAACCAAGTGAGCAAGGACGATAGCTGCAATCAGTGCCGACTTACCGTTCTTCCTAGCCACCGACATATAAGCGCGGGACGTCCCTGCTGGGTTGTCGTAGACGTCCAGAACAAACTTACGCTGAAAATATAACAGCTTTATTGGTTGGCCAACTTTGCTACCTTCTGGGATCAGACAGAAGCGTTCAATAAACTGGCAAACCTTTTCTCCGCGTGTGGTCATTTGGTAAATTTGTCCAGTTGTGATATTCTTTGTGTGGCAACTTGAAGGAAATACAAATGCCTAGGCTTTCGGAAGAACAGCGGATCGGCAGCATTGTGATCTATTTTTGCATCGCAGTTACTGGTGCTATTTCGCTGTATGTGACGTTTGCTGGGGCCTAGCAATGTCACTTACAGCCAACATTACGTGTCCGAAGTGCAATCACACTCAGGCAGAAAACATGCCCACCAACAGATGTGTGTTTTTTTATCAGTGTACTTCCTGTGACGCAGTCTTACGACCGTTAGAAGGTGATTGCTGTGTCTATTGTTCCTATGCGGATGTAGATTGCCCACCAAAAGCAAATGGGGAAGATTGCTGTTGATCAGACCCTCGTTTACTGCGGCCTAGCAATCAGATCGTCTGCTCCGACCTTTGCAATCGCTGAACGTGCTTTCGTTTCTAGCTTTGCAAAGCCATTGAGTGTTCGGGGATCGGAAGCAGTCTGGTTGAGGGACATGCTACGGATAACCGCAAGCTGCCTTCGTTCGAGTGTATCAATAACCGATAACAGCGGATTAGGGATTGGTGTCCCACGCTTGTTTTCGACCATCATTCCGACATCATCTAATTCCGTTTGAGCAGTGCGGATGTCGGCTTCCATGCGCACAATTTTAGCCAGCAAGATCAGGTCCATATCACGCCAATCTTCGCGTACGCGGGCGCGTGAAAACTGGTGCCAGATTGTACGCTCTAAATCTGATCGCAGTTCGATCCCATCAGGAAGTGGAACGTCAGACATGACACCCGCGAAACCTTGAACGGCTGCAGTCGTGCTGGATTTGTCAGTTCGTCGCTTTTGGCTCATTTGTTTTCTCTATCAAGAATTGGCATGGAAAATGCTGATTATAGGTAGAAGAACATTTAATTGTGAGATACCTTCAAGTGGCGCGGCTATTTATGTGGAAGCATAAAACGCTGCGCCTTTTTTCCTTCTAAAATATCCGTAAACGCACAAAAAGACGACTGGGAACGCTGGTTACCGTGTTGTTCATTTTTGTGATTGACCCACCCCCCCTGAAAATGTAGAGCGGCATTCGCTGTATAAATGCTGGGGAGCAATTATGAACACTGGGCACGAAACGATCGCTCGGAAAATGACTTTTTCTGAGTTCAGCGAAAGCTGTCGCGCAAACTTCATTGACACAAAGCAAGGTACTTTGAACCACGAAGGCAATCCGTTGATGGATAATACCAAGGTGCAGCAGCAGTTTAAGTTACATAAGGATGCTTTGGATCAATAGGCCATCCGTCTGCGCCTATCGTTGTGTCGTAACCCAGCGCCTCTGTGCTCTGTATGTCGCCACTGTGGCAAGTCCAACAGACTGACTGCAGATTATCCAAATCAAAGAAAAGTTCGAGATCGCCTTTGTGCGGTTTGAGGTGGTGTACAACCGCGCTACGTGGGTGATCCCTACCCGCCTGCAGATGTGCACCACAGCCGCTGTGCTGGCACTGGTAAGCGTCGCGTGTGAGTGCCTGTCGCCTTAGCGTCCGCCAATGTTTGGTGCTGTAAAGCGTGCGGTATGTCTGTGCTTCTGCACTGCGAAAATCACGCTGCAAATGTATACCTATGTATTCGTTGACTTACTGGAATTTCCCTACATTTTAAAGGTCATGACACAGAAAATATGCTACTCCTGCGAAGCCGTTTGTAACTCCATCAGCAAGGAGTGTCCAAGCTGCGGAACAAGTTTAGCGGCCAAGGTTCCTGGTGACTTTAACCCACTACCGTTTATCGCAGCAGTTTGCGCGTCGTTCCTAATGATTGGTGTAATGGTCGGGGCTGCGGCATGAACTACACACCACGCGTTACAACTAAGGCAATTCTAAGTTTACTCGCTTGCTGCGGTGTAATTGGGTATGAAGTTGTCGCTGTAATCTAATTGACCAAACTAAACCTAATTCCAAAACATTGGTCAAACATTCAGTGCAGCAAATGTCGCCACGACAAGAACGTACCCGTGCAACAGTTCATAGACTGTGGCATCAACGATATTCAGCAGATCAAAGATAAGACACGCTGTTCGCACTGTGGCCATCGGGGCGAACCAGATAGCGCAGGTTTTGGCGATATTTTCGAATGGACGCCCGTAAAATCTGGTGAGAGTATTATTATGAGAGGTTTTGATACCTACGACGATATTATGGAATTGCATGATAAAGTTTACGAAACCCCAATAAGTGATTTAGAAGAAACTAATTT